AGATACTTTCTTTTACAGAAGCGTACTGGTTTACTTAAGTCTTGGATACAAGCGTCAGAAGATGACGAGAAGGTTAGAGGTAGAGTTATGACACTACGTACTATCACTGGACGTATGGCACACAACTCTCCCAACATGGCTCAAGTGCCAGCAGTGTACTCCCCATATGGTAAGGAGTGTCGTTCTCTATGGACTGTATCTAATCCTGATACTCATGATCTGATTGGCACTGATGCATCTGGACTAGAGTTACGATGTCTTGCTCACTATATGAATGATTCTAACTTCACACAAGAAGTTGTACATGGTGATGTACATACAGCTAACATGAAAGCTGCTGGTCTTACAGACCGTGATCAAGCTAAGACTTTTATATATGCTTTTCTCTATGGTGCTGGCCCTGCTAAGATAGGTAAGGTTGTAGGTGGCTCTGCTAGAGAAGGTCAACAACTTATCACAAAGTTCTTATCTAACATGCCAAAGCTTAAGACACTACGTGACAATGTAATAGAAGGTTCCAAGAAAGGAACACTAAGAGCTTTAGATGGTAGGTTACTACACATCAGAGCAGACTATGCATCTCTAAATACTTTACTACAGGGTGCAGGTGCTATCATATGTAAGCAATGGTTGGTACATATGTATGAGATGATACGTAAGTCAGGTGTTGATGCTAAGTTAGTTGCGTCTGTACATGATGAGTATCAGTTTGAAGTGATAAAGAAAGACGGTGAAAGGTTTGGAAAGATCACTAAGGATGCTATGAAACAAACAGAAGCTACATTAAAAGTTAGGTGTCCTCTTGATTGTGAGTATAAAATCGGAACAACATGGATGGAGACACATTGATATGCCTAGCAAAGAACAATACTGGAAAAACCCAGAAAAGTATATAGCACTTTCAAAGCAATGGCAAAAAGATAATGTAGAAAAAGTTAAAGACTACAGGGTGCAGTATTACCAAGAACATAAAGAAGAATATGAATTAAATATTATAAAATATAAATTAAATAGTGCTAAACATAGAGCAATAAAAAATAATCTTCCGTTTAATATTACGGAACAAGATATTAAAGATGTATGGCCTATAGATAACAAATGTCCTGCTCTTAATATAGAATTTATTATTGGAGGCCGTGACACAATGAATTATGATTCTCCTTCTTTAGATAGAATTATTCCTAGCAAAGGATATATTAAAGGTAATATCCAAATAGTTTCTTCACTGGCTAATGGTATAATGTCTAATGCTACACCAGAACAAGTGCTAAAAGTAGGACAGTACTTTAAGAAGTTAATAGATAATAAGTAGTGTAGTTCTTACGAACACTACTTAGTATCTTATTAGAAAGGAAATAATGTGAGACACAACAACCGTAGATTTGATAAACAATCTTACAAAGAGAACGATGCTAGAGCTAAGAAGGCTATGGTATCATACCTCGAATCAGAAAACTTTACTGATATTATAGATAAAGAAGATTATTATTTTGATGTCTCAGCTAAGAAAGATAAAGGTTATTTTTTTGAAGTTGAGATAAAGAACCAGTGGGGTACTGAATGGCCTGACACATGGAGAGAGGTACGTATACCACAGAGAAAACAAAGACTAATCAATAAGAAGATGAAAGAGTTTCCAGACCATGAGTTATATTTTGTGATCTTCAATACTGATTGTACTCAAGCTTGGTTTATTAAGGACACTACTGTACATAACTCTAGTGTAGGTACAATTCAAAACTCTAGTAGGACAGGTGCGCCACACTTAAAAGAACCTTTCTTTCATATACCTGTAGCAGATGCTAAATTAATTCAAAATATGTGTTGAACATCTCTACAAAGTATGTTATAATTACGAATACAACAAATAGGAGATTGCCCTCAGAACAGTTACAAGCAAAACGTCAAAAACAAATTGTTATAATCTTAATGTTATTATCTTAAAGGAGAAAAATTATGGGTGTTATTTCAGGTCAAGCTTATTGGGCGCATGTTATGGTTCCAAACACAAAGTTCAATCCAGATGGTGAGTATTCAATAGAGATTTGTAATCTCGATGATGCTAACTTAAAGATTGCAGAAGCTGACGGACTTACAATTAAGAATAAGGATGATGAGCGTGGTAACTTCGTTACTCTAAAGCAGTATGCTAAAGATCGTAACGGTACACAACGTGCTATTCCTGTTACAGATTCACAGTTAAAACCTTTTCCAAACGAGAAGCGTATTGGTAATGGTTCAGCAGTGAATGCAAGTTACTTTCCAAAGCCGTACACACAGTATGGTGGTGGAGTTAAAGGCTACTTAAATAAAGTTCAAGTAGTTGATCTTATTGAGTTCACTGGTGGTGATGCACTTACACCTGTTCAAGGTGGGTATGTTGCTAATACTTTGGACGATGATATTCCTTTCGCCTCTTAATGTAAACTAAGGGAGACTTGGGGGTAGGTATGTGTGTATATCTACCCCTATTTTTTAAAACATGAAAAATATTGAAACATTAGTTGAAGATATTTACAGTTTGTTTTCTCTTGATCCAATTAAGATGGATGAAAAGGAAGTAGATAAACATATAGATACCTTTGGAGAGATGCTTAAAGTACATATCAAAGCATTTATGTATGAGAGTCCTAGAACCAGAGGTAATCTTAGACTGTCTGGTATAGGAAAACCTGATAGACAGTTATGGTATGATGTTAATAGTAAGAAAGAGATAGAAGATCTCAAGCCTAGTACACGTATTAAATTTTTATATGGGTATATATTAGAAGAACTTCTTTTACTATGTTCATCTATTGCTGGTCATAAAGTTACTGATCAACAAAAGGAAGTAAGTGTTGAAGGTGTTCTTGGACATCAAGATTCAATGATAGATGATATCCTAGTTGATTGTAAGAGTGCATCAGGATTTGCTTTTAAAAAGTTTAAAGAAAATAATTTAATAAACGATGATCCGTTTGGTTATATAGCACAGATCAGTGCGTATGCACAAGCTAACGGTGTGAACCAAGCAGCTTTTCTTGTCATAGATAAGTCAAGTGGAGAGATATGTCTTACACCTGTACATCAGATGGAGATGATTGATGCTAAAGAAAGAGTTAAATATCTTAAGGGTTTGGTTAGTGAGGGGGATGCTCCTGCTAGGTGTTATAATGCAATACCTGATGGCGAGTCTGGTAATCTTAAGCTTCCCATTGGCTGTGTTTATTGTAGTCATAAGCGAGAGTGTTGGTCTGATTCTAATCAAGGTCACGGAATACGTGCCTTTAAATATTCAAGAGGTACTACGTACTTGGTTAAGGTGGTTAAGGAACCTAAAGTTGATGAGGTAACCAACTGGTAATGCACTGGAAGTATACTAAGAAACCTGACCTAACTAAGTTTGGTTTTGTTTATTGTATAACTAATGTTAAAACAAAGAAAGCTTACATAGGTTGCAAGCAATACTTTAACTACTCTAAAGGTAAGAAGAAACGTGAGTCTAACTGGAAGTCATACATGGGTTCTTCCAAGTATCTTATTGAAGATATTAAAAAGTTAGGTAAAGATAATTTTAAGTTTGTTATTATAGCTGAGTTTAAAAACAAACGAAGCTTACGATACTATGAGTGTTACTATCAAATGAAGTATAATGTATTATCAAGTACCCTTGAAGGATCAGACGAACCAGCATACTATAATAGTTATGTTGGTGGTAAATTCTATAGACCAGTTGAAGAGTATGTAGATGATACAGATTAATGAACAAGTAAGTATAGGATCTCTGTATGACTTAACAAAGATTGAACCTGCGAGATCCCTATACGTTGCTGTAATAATTAGAGCAATACTAGATGCGTCCAAACCTGTACTTACAAGTGAAGACTCATCAATAAAAACTTTTAGAAAAGAAGCACACAACTGGTTGTTCAAAGATGTTGGTGTAACTAATGAAGACTTTACAGTAGTGTGTGATATGGCTGGATTCCCTCCTGACAAGGTTAGGACTCTAGCCTTTAATGTTATTAACTCAGGAGACATTGAGAATGAAAGAGCGAAACTCTACAAATACATCTAAAGAAGATCCAGTAAATAGTCCTTCTCACTATAACATGTTGGATGTTGAAGCTATAGATATTATTGAAATGTCAATGACAAAGGATGACTTCTTAGGTTATCTTAAAGGGAATGCTTTGAAATATTTAATTAGATATAAACACAAAGGTAAACCTGAAGAAGACATAAGCAAAGCAATATGGTACTTAACTAAATTAAAAAGTAAAATAAAATAGAAAGGAAACACTAATGGAAAACGAAGTACAATATGGTATGACACTACCCATCTCAGAAGAGATAGACAATGTTAAGTATAGACAAACAGGAGAAGACTTTTATAGTAAGGTTGTACGTATTGCAGAAGCCTTAAAGGATACACCTGATCACTTT